GTATGGTGGGGCGGCCGCGAAGTTGTTAATTTATGTATTGGCACAGTGCGTGCTTTCAATAGTGATACAGTTCGTTGGCAACGAACGGCTAACCTGTTAATGATGCAATCATTGTTATATGGGGCGCTAGTGTATATTGGACCACATATTAATGTTGATTGGGCTTCAGTGTTCAATTCGCTTAATGTGTGGGAATACTCTTTCTGGTGGTATCTGAAGGCTGCTGCGTTGGTTTGCTTGTTTGCGATCAATCTGGTGGCCACAGTACCATTAGTTCATGTGGGTCGTCATTATAATTTGGGTTTTGCTTGGATAGCATATATACCATTTATGATGACAATTGTTGCTGCGTGTATGATTTGGACTTGTTGTTCTATGTTTAGTTCAGAGAATCGTGCAGTATTACAAAGTGGCATTAATGGTGCAATGTTAGAGCATATGTTCGGTGTGTTGATGCGTTTTGTTATAAATATTGGTGCATTATTATTAGTTAGTTTTTCCGAGACAAAGGAAGAACGTGACACATTCCTGAGTAAAATGCAGGTTTGGCGAGCTACTCGCACAATAATGACTGATGTATTTAATGATTCGCAAAATGTTACACCTGATCAGTTTAACAAACTCGGCTTTTCGGCTGAAAGTCATCCTTTGCATAAAGCGCAATTGGATCAACGTCGTGAAGCTGTAATGCAATCTGGCGTTGGAAATGTCCCTGATCTTCAGGAATCTAAAGAAATGGCTGTTTTGGCAGCTGAGAGTCCTGAGGAACCACAGTATGATGATGATGATGATTCGCCGGTTGGAACTGATTGTAGTGAAATACCTATGACGGCTTCCGATTATGCGGATTTTAAGGAATGGCAAGAGGCGAAAAAGAAGAAACAAGAACTTCGTCCCCCTGCTATCATTACATCTTTAAGTAGTGTATCTACTCATACTATTGCCTCAAGTAGTGGTACGCCCACTCCCCACGCTATAGATGTTGTGGGTTCTGGTGTTGTCGTTAATGATATCGAAACTGGTACATTGATGGTGGCTTCGAGTAGTAGTCGTGTGCCGGCGCAAGCTGACCCTTCTATTATGACACCGGTGGTGGTAACCCCACCTGCGGTGAATCCTGTTGCAACGACGCGTCGAGCACGTGTGTTTGGCGCAATGATGGATGCGTATAATAAAGTTCGTGTTAATCCAAAACGAAAGGAAGAAGTTGAAATTGGTCGTGAAATGACTGTGTTTCCTCCAACTCCAGTCGATATGTCGCCTAAGACGGAACGAATGATTGAACGCACCCTACAGGTTGCACAACCAGGTTATATTGCTGATGTGCCATTGTCAAGCGCTGCTGAATCTAAGGAAGAAAAGCGTTTGCCGCAACATATTATGCCATCCGCCCCACCAGCGTCAGCTACTGAACGTATTGGTATGGCTTTGGGTGGTATAATGAATAAAGCACATAGCATTTATCATACTATAAAGGATAATGTCTTAGAACACCCTGCGCTGGCAGTCACAGTCGCGCTTGGTGCAGTAGGTACTGGTGTTGCAGTTAGCACAGCAATGCGTACCCGTCAAACATTGGAAACTATAGCTCAGCGTCAAGCTGAACGTGAAAGTCGCCATATACTTGACGAAGATAATTATTCTACTGTATTGGAAAAAGGTAAGAATCGACCATCTAAACGAAAACGCCGAGGTGCGGTGTTTGAGTTTTATGATATGGAAGTCATTGCTAGTTTCGATCGTGATAATGTGCATGTCGAACGCACCGATGCTGATGGTAACCACTCCTATGAGAAGTGGACCAAGGCAGAATGGCGCGATCGTAATATGGAGAAGCATGCTACACATGTTCGTTATTTTGGTAATGATCCCATGACCGATGGCGACGATTGGGGTGATTCAAAAGGTGCGCAAGATCGTTTGGCACGTGATATGAGCAACTTTGATGCAGGTATTGAGCGTATGCGTCATGTTGTTACATTCCCCCGACCGGTAAACTTACCAAGTATTCATAAGTCACAAAAGGCGAAGGAACAATCGTATATTAAGGACTGTATTACTGAAAGTAAAGTTAGTTCAGTTGCAGAACTTGAAGCACACTCGACGTCAGTTAGTGTTCCTCTCAAGGCTATGCAGAATAGTATATTATTACAGTTCTTCTTTCCTGGGACCACTGTAGTCACTGATGGAACTGGGTTTGCTGTAGCTGGTAAGATGATATTCACTTGCTTACACAATTTCTATTATGATAATGTGTTGGCCAATCGTGTCATATTTGCAAGTAATTCTGGTGTGCACGTCGGTGAGATACCTGATTATGCGATCCGTGATATGGTTGTTTTCGGAAAGGATGTTGCTGTGCTGGTGGTGCCTAAGCTATCATTACCCCCCAGCTTCACGTTGACATTACCTGTTGATGGGGCTACTGTTCTGGTCACCGCGAAGAAAGACAAGAAAAGTAATAAAATTACCCATCTATCCCAAGGTAATATAATACGTTTGAATGCTGTGGAAGTATATGGTGCAGGTGATACTGGATTTGCTTCTTGTGAGGTGCCGGTCTTGCATCATTCTTGCCAAAGTGAACAAGGTAGTAGTGGTGGCCCAGTTATTGCAACTGATGTTAGTGGTGCTGTAACTGTTATGGCTATACATACTGGTCGCTCTGCTAACAAAAATGGCATGGCTGTTCCTGTTACTCAAGAGATGATTGACTTCGTTGCCAAACATGAATCCTTGCCCGCTGCTGTTCGTGTCGCACAGATGCCAACGGCGCGTGGTGAGAAACAGAATCGTGTTGTCGAACGTAAGATAACAATTAAAGGTGGTGAAGTTGCATGTTCGTCACCCGGTTGTCGTTTCATATCTCGAAATGGTAAACAGCCATCTCCGCATGGTACACAACCTTGTTTCTCTGTCCATAATTTAGGTCAGTTGAAGCAACGTATTAACCCAAAAACCAAAGTTCGTGAGGAGTATTTGGTGAAACAGTGCGATAAACAATATTGTCATTTCACACATACTGGCCCTGAAAATTGGAAGTATTGGGATCTTGTCAATGGCACTGGTGTGCCATTGCAAGAGTCGAAACGTGTCCCTATGATCAAGAAAACTCTGATTACTATAACGCCCAAACCTAAGAAGGAATCACAGACACGATGTTCAGTCATTGGTTGTGATGTGGACCCTAGTGTAGTTGTTAAATCACCCAAACACTGTGTTAAAACAGGTGCACATGAGTGTGATGGCCATCATCTTGGCCAATCTTTAAACACTGGGCAAACGCTTGGTACCCGAAGTGGGTCCAATCCCTCGTTGTAAGACCAACCCCCACGTTAGAATACGTGAAAGGGCGTCACGGCGTTAAAGACAAACCCGTTGACCATTGTCATTATTTTGATCGGTTTATCAAGCAACACAAACCACCGATCGAAAACTGGATAGGTAAGTACTCATACCCTATTCAAGACATGGCCTCCGTGAATGCATCTTTAGTTAAATACCATCGTCATCGACCAGATTACGACAGGGCAACCTGGGTTTCAGCCTGGCATATAACTGAAGTGCTTATTAATCAGCAATTACGAGGCGGTTCACTCCGCCAATACACTCTTGAAGAAGCGCAAGTCATGATGGACGGCAGTAAAGCTACTGGCTGGCCATTTTGCCACCGCTACCCAACAAAGCAGTTGGCTTGGGATTCACCCGAGTTTAAAGAGGCGTATGATATATATGTGAACGCACTTTATAGTGACAAGCGAGTTGAAAACTTCGACACTATATTCTTGAAAGATGAAATGCGCCCATTAGCTAAGTGTGGCGCAGGCATGGCCCGAACTGTGTTTTGCCAAGATGTTGTATCCGCTACAGTCGGTGTACAATTTGGTAAGCATTTCGACCAACGCTTAATACAAAATTCTCAAGAAGCCATTATGGGCAACTGCGCAATAGCAGTGGGCATGTCCCCATTTGCTAATACCTTTCAGATTCTCACTAACAAATTTAACGGATTTGTTTGCTTCGAACTTGACGGCAAAGCCTGGGATTGCGGTATGTTCCCTGAGGTGCATCAGGAGAACGCCCGTATTCGTTGTGCTGCTTATGGTTATGATGAGCGCACCACGAAGGCAGTGAAGAATTATTATGGGCAAGTAGCGCATACAACATCCGTCTTACCTGATGGGTCGTTACAATATCGATTGAGTGGTAATCCTAGCGGGCAAGCTAATACCACCATCGATAATAGTATGTGGACTATGTCCGCATTTAATTATGGAATAATAGCAACATTTTCCACCTATGATATCATTGTCACAGCCGAATGGTTCCATAAGAACATTCGCTTAATTGTGTTTGGTGATGATATCATAGCTGGGTTGCTAGAGTCGATGCTTCTGGAACATAGAATTGATCCCGTGGAGTTTATCGAACGATTTCAAATTATCCAAAATACAGATCTTGGGCTGGTGTACACATCATCAGTTCCTTCACCTATAACCGATTTGAACTGGCTGAATTGTGGCTGGGGATTTAATCGGGGCCGTTGGTGGCCTATATTAGATGGTGTTAAGATATTAAACTCATTACATGTAGTGCGCCAACAGCGAACTGATCGCGATACGTTGGAACGCGCTATTAGTATTAGGACCATTGCATATGGCAACCCGATTCTCTATCATTATGTTGATAAATATGTGAATTGGTTGGTTAGCCAGTATGGTTATTTTGACCTTAAGTCATCAATATTATCTAATGCTGAAATGTATAATTTATATACAGGCGCTGAAGTGTTGGCTCGTGAACAATTCGACTGGGAATTTGATGCAGAACCAAAGTCACTGCATAAAAGTCAACACGCTATGATGCAATCTGGCATTCATAGCGCGAAGAAAGTCGCACCAAAGAAAAAGAAATCTGGTGCGGCGAAGCGAAAAGCTAAAAAGAATAAGTTGCTGGCTAAGCCGGCGCGGCCTTATGTTGGTCCACCTGTACAACCATGGTGGGTTGCCAATCATGGTGATTTACCATCGGGCGTGCTAGCACACAAGTATAAGCCAGGAACTACCGCTACTGGTTGGGTCCGTACCACGGATTCCGAACGTAAGCACATGTATAAAATGCAACAGAAACATGATGCTAAGTATGCGGCCATTAACAATAAAGCTTTGAAGAAGTTAGCCCCAGCTAAGAAGGCCGTTGTTCCTACCACGCCAAAGCCGCATTCGATTGCAGCTGCGCGTGCATTGGCAACTAGCCGTGAGGGCATATCTTCGCCGTCAATGCATACACGACCTAATCGTAGCATTGTACGGAATCACATTCAACGTGATCGCATATATATCGGTGCATTAGAAGGCCGAGTTGGTCTTGCACCGGGTCAAATTATGTTTTCACGACGCAATCGTGCTAGCTATCCTGGTTCGTATTTGCAGCCACTTGCTGCAATGTATACTCGATGGCGTGTGCGTAATCAGCGGTACATTATTATTCCTAGCGTTGGTTCTACCTTCGCTGGTCAAATATTGATGGCACAAGATCCTGATCCAGTGTCAACTTATAATGATGATACAACTGCTATACAATCACTGTCTGTTCTCGTTGGCGGATCAACTAAACAAGCTTGGGAACAAAACTCTTGTTTCATGCCACATACCAAAGAGCATGACAATTTATTTACCCAAGATGTTGATACCACTGTCGAGGATTACACTGAGCGATTTTCATGTGCTGGTAATTTGTTTGTTGCTTGTGTGGCTGTTGGTGATATGGCATCGAGTTCGGTCACTATCGGCTCCATTTGGTTGGAGTACGATTATGAATTCTATGAACCACGCCTACAGCTTAATCAATTATCTGATCCATCATTGATTAACATATTCGCTTCGGCTGAATTTGTTACCAAGATGGCAGCGGCAGCGTTTGGCACTCCTGGTCCTGGTATCATGCAGGAATTAATGTCATATATCAATGTCCTAGATTTGGGTATTACTACCATCCAATCGTTGTATGATGCTGTTGCAACATTCTTTAGTTATTTACCTTATAGCTTTAGTGCGACACCAGCTGCGCCGTTGCAATCCAAGTATTTGGAAAACGGTGCTGGCATATCGCCATTGGAACATCCTGGGTATGGTCCTGGCAATTATGCACTTGTATATAAGATATTTATGAGTGCTGGTTTGATGAATAACGTTAAAGATGCTTTTACGTTTGCGCATACAGCCCCAGTTGTTGGAGATCATACACAATTGCATATTAGCGATTCTTGGTATTTCTATGATTATGAAAATCCTGCACCGGCAGCATTTGGCACAGGTATATTCAGACCTTCGAAATGGTTTGGTTATACGCCTCAATTCTCAGGTGTTAGCGTTGGCACGGTGTATAGTTACTATAATGGTAACATTATCACATCAGCTTATGATGAAACTGCTAGTGCTGAGTACGTTAACATCCAACAGGATGTCGGTGGTGCATATAATGATATGGATGGTAAAACTTATGCCGGTTGTTGGACATTTGGAATTAATTTCTTTGTCAACAGCCGTCGTGGTTATGCTGATTTAGCGCTCAATGTTCTTGATTTCTTAGACGCTACAGCAAATACTAATATACGCAACGTCCTTATTGCTGCCGCCGGCACTGAAGATTTGGTGGTTAATATGAATTTCACCAATAAAGGATCCAATGTATTCACTAACGATGAAGCAACAGTTCGTTTGCCTAATAATCTTGCGGAAACTAAAGCTACTAAACTTATGTTTCCTGACAAGTCAGTTAGTGAGTATAAATTAACCAAGTGTAAGGATCGAGTGCCTGATCCAGTTGGTGATAATGATCCACCACCGTTAAAGAGCTTTGGTATGCACACACGAGAAAGTAAACGTGTAGTGCGACCAAAGCAGGTACAATCACCTCTCATCGCTAACTCATCACCTATTCCAAGTGGTGTGGCTATCGACCAAGCGCAAGCTAAACTATTGTTAGATAATTTGTATATGGTTCAGCGTGCTATGGCCGATAGCGATGATGACGAGAAGGATGAGGGTAGTGAAGTTAGTGCGACTAACTCCACCTCTATCAAGGAGCGCCGACGCCAAGCGACGGCGCCAGGTGGTCGTGGTATAAAGTTACGCTCCCCTACTCCGCAAGGACGTGAGGAGCGTGATCCACCACCGGCTGAAGCACCCAAGAGTAAGTCGCAATCCAATAAATAGTTGGTCGATTTACTGTAATTGTATTGGTTTATTTTTGTTCCAATACCGTAATATGTGTACTAGGGCGATGGGGTCTTAGATGCGGATATTGTCCCCGGGCCGTGATGGTCTGGGCTGGCAGGAAATGACGCTTAGCATAATATTTTGGTGTTTCTGTTATATTTTAGTAAGATTGTTTGTTTATAGTTGTGTGTTATCGGGCTAGAGCTAATGATTTCTTGAAGTCCCTAGAGGCGAGTCAAATGGTCACGAAGCCGGTCTGATGTAATTTTCCGCAATTATGTGACTGCAAC